CTTGGGTTTGCACTTAATCATATTGAAGAGGCGTTCGGCGTATTGTTTATGCTTGACGGGCCACCGGACGAGTATGTGGAATTTAGCACTGATGCATTGCTGCGTAGTGCATTCAGCACGCGCATTGAAGGTTTGGTCAAAGGCGTACAGGGTGGGATTTATTCGCCTAATGAAGCACGCGGAATGGAAAATCTTGATGAAGTTAAATTTGGTGATGAGCCGCGTGTCCAGCAGCAGGTGGTACCGCTTTCGGCAGCCGCTAATATTCAACCGGCTGGGCCTGGTAGTACTGGGCCGCACCCGCCGCCAAGTCCGCGTCCTGACGCGGCGCCACCCGCATTAGCCGCGCCTGCTGTGCCACCCGCAAAGGGGAAGGTAGATGTTGCAGCCGAAATCGGAAAATTACGAAACTCCGTTGAGCGTGCCGGACGACGCCTATCCGGTTGAAGCACTGCGCGAAATACTCGCTGAAACTATTGCCTTTGAAAAGCATCAGTGGCAGCGTGAGCGTGCGTTGATCATAGCTGAGTTTGGCCGCACGATTGCAGACTTGCGTACAGAAAATGTTACCTTGCGCGCTGAGCTTAGTGCCACGGTTGCTGACACTGTAACCAAGCTACAAAATGAATTTGCCGCGCGCCTGCGCGAGCTGCGGGATGGCGCTCAAGGTCCGCAAGGCTTGCCTGGTGAAGTAGGGCCACCTGGGCCGCAAGGCGTTGAGGGCAAGCAGGGCCTGACGGGCAGCATGGGCCACCACGGCAACAAAGGCGACCCTGGCCTGCCTGGGCCTATGGGGCAGAAGGGCGACCCTGGCGTCGTTGGTGGTATAGGGCCACCTGGGCCGCAAGGCTCGCCCGGTGAGCAGGGTGCAAAAGGGGAAGTTGGCGCCCAAGGGTCTGTTGGCGCCGATGGCGTGCCCGGTGCGCGCGGCGAGCAGGGTCTCCCTGGTGAGCGTGGCGCCCCTGGTGACAGTGGCCCAGCGGGCTTGCCTGGGGCGCCTGGAGCCGACGGTAAGGATGGCAGTAACGGGCTACCCGGTGAAAAAGGTAACGATGGCCTGCCCGGTGAAAAGGGTGATCCCGGACCACAAGGCATGCCTGGCCTGGTGGGTAAGGACGGTGCACCTGGCGCACCTGGTTGGCAAGGTGACCCCGGACCAAAGGGCGACCGTGGCGAGCAAGGTGTACCCGGCCTGGTGGGAAAAGATGGCATTCCGGGCATACCTGGCCCACGTGGTGAAAAAGGTGAGCGCGGTGAGCAAGGCATACCGGGCTTGGTTGGGAAAACTGGCGCAGACGGCAAGGATGGTGCGCGTGGCTTACCCGGTGAGCGTGGTGAAAAAGGTGACCATGGTCCGCAAGGCATGCCTGGTAAGTTGCCTGTTGTGAAAGCTTACAAGGCTGGCGCGGTGCATTACGCCGCTGACGTTGTAACTTATGCGGGTGCGACGTACCAAGCACTTAAGGACACGGCTCAGTCACCAGATGGCGAAGACTGGATTTGCTTGTCAGCTAAAGGGGTAGATGGCGCCACGCCACAAATCACTGGAACATATGACGAAAAAACTGTTTATGTTCGCTATGATGTGGTGGCGCTTAATGGTTCTAGTTTTATAGCTAAATGCTCTGCTCCTGGTAAATGCCCTGGTGATGGTTGGCAGCTAATTGCTAGTGCTGGCAAGATTGGCAAGGTTGGCCCCACCGGACCAAGAGGCGAGCCTGGCGCTAGAGGGCCGCAAGGTGACACGGGTGCGACCATTCTTGCCTGGAAAATAAACCGTGAAAATTATGGCGTAGTTGCCGTCATGTCTGATGGCAATGAGGTAGAGCTTAATCTGCGCGAGCTTTTTGAGCAATTCCAGATTGAGACGCGCTAATGGACAGTATCATTAACATCATAACGCCAGCCACGACGTTTGATTTAATGTCGTTGGAAGAAATGAAAGAGGCTCTTAAGATTCCGGACACTGATACTAGTCAAGACGCCCAATTACAAAATCAGATTACAGTAATGTCGGATGTAATTGCCACGGAGTGCAATCGTTGTTTTGCGAAAGAAGAAGTACAGGAAACTTGGCGCGACCTGGACTCACGGCGAGTGTACCTTTCGCATTGGCCCACAAAGGCCGCTGACATAACGGCGGTTGAGTGCCCGCGTGGTACGCCTTATGACCCATCACAATGGGAACTTGAAGTAGCCAGTGGCAAGCTTAGTTTGTTCGCTGGGCAGGATGAGCCAATCAGTGTGACTTATACGGGTGGCTATTTGTTGCCTGATGATGCACCACCAGCATTGAAGGCAGCTTGTGAAATTATGATCCGTAATTATCGGTTGTGGATAGCGCGGCAATTAACGTCCGGCATACGCAGCCTTAGTCATAAGGAAGCGCGGGTCATGTTTTTTGATCCAAATGTGTTGTTGAAACAAACTGGTGGTACGCCATTTGGTGCAGCGGCACAGGCTGTGAAGGATTTGCTTTATCACTATATGAGGATTTGGGTATGACCGAGCTTAATGTAGAAACTGTTGGCTTGGACGCAATCCAAAACACCATTGACAAAATGGTGGAAGACATTGTGCAGCTTGGTAAGATTGAAATATTTGAGGAACTGACTGCATGGCAGTCAGAGGACATGCATCGTAAGTATCCTAACACGCTGCAGGACACGGAAACTTCTGCAGTGACTGGCGTATGGCCACGGTCACGCACTTGGATGCCAACACGTAAAACTAATAGGCAAGTAGCGCAGCGCATTCATATGGCGCAAGTGCATACTTCTACGCGGCCGATTTTGCGTGCTGAATTATTTACCATGCTCTGTGACAGGATGGCTGTGCTTATGAGCAAGGTGTTGCAATGGCAAATCAAGGGATAAATTTTTCAGCACTTATTTATAGCCCGAATTTTGATACGTTCGCGGTTGATGTTATGTTTAATCCGATCGTTTCATCGCCAGGGTCACCAGCTTATGCAGGGCGCGGAATTTTTGATACACGTCTGTTAGCTGTGTTGGCGGAAAACAATACGGTTTATTCTGACCAGCGCACTGAGTTAGATATTCTTGAAGTTGAGTTTGGCGTACTGCCCAAACAAGGTGATCACGTAACAATTGCACAAGACTGTAATGGCGTTAATCAAGGTGAGTGGGTCATTGTTGATACCAGCACTAACGGTGGTGGGGAAACGACCTGTACCCTGCGCAAGTGGGAAGGTTAAATGCTTGACAAGACGATTGGTGTACCGCCGGGCGGCATTACAGCCACGCAGAGCTATGGCTGGGTGCTGCGCAATGTATTTTATGATGCATTAAAGAGTGATCCGTTTTTTGCTGGTTACCATTGTCGCAAAGCACCGATCAATGTGGTGCACATAGAGCATTTACCTTTTCTTGGTGTTTACATTGTTGATGAAAATATGGTGCCGGATGGTGACGCTGACGCCGGTGAGCCGCGTTTTATACACACGTTGCGCATTGGGTTTTCGGTACTGATAGCCAACAACGACCCGGACACTGCCGATGCCACCGTAGATGCAGCTTGGTGGCGCATTATGAACAGGCTATGGACTGATGCACATATTATGAATGTGTGGTTCAGTACCAACCCTGACAATACTCGCATTGAAGGGTTAGTGCGCGGTACGCGCAGGCATGTGTACGGCACTAATGCGCTTAACCAGCAAACGCCTGTCGCAGAGTTGCGTTACGAGATCAGTTGCACGTTCCGTACGAATTGGCCGCCAGTTATCACTGATGACTTGTTGGAGATTGACATGACTGTAGGGTCTCCGCCGTTATCAGATGGTACTCCACCAATTACGCGAAAATATACGTTAGAGCCACCCGTAGAAGTAAATCCGTTAGAGGAGAAATGAGATGGTTGATGTAAAGACTACAATACCGAAGGGCCGTGAACAGCCCGGAGCAAATCCCAGTGTTAATAAGCGTGCACGCCGACTTGGCATTTTGAAAGCGGCACATGCTGGGCATGGCAGCGTGCGTGTGGTGCCTGCAAATGAAAAATATCGCGCGGTGCTGAAGCATCCCAATGGAATGCGGCTGCGTGCTGAGGGCAGTACTGAGTGGCCAAACGACAGGTTTACTCAGCGACGCTTGCGGGATGGCAGCGTAAAAATCGAAGAGAAGAAGCCTGAGAAATCTGAGAAGCCTCAGGCTCCTAAAGAGCGCCCGTCCCTGTAGTTTGGGACAATCTGCAACCCCCGCCTCGCCGAGACGTGGTTTCTCGGCAAACAATGATGGAGTTATCCAATGCCGATTTCATTTGCCCAAATCCCCGCGAATATCAAAGTCCCTCTTTACTGGGTCGAAGTGGACCCTTCTCAGGCAGGACTTCCGTCAATAAATTTGCGTGCCATTTTGTTTGGTACGATGTTTGATCCTATCAACACAGTTGGCACTGCGGTGGCTGCCACACCGGGTACGGGCTACATTGTTGATGACATTATCAACTTGGACAATAATGTCACATTGAAGGTCAAGACTGTCGCGACTGGCGGTGTGGCCACCGTGGATATTATTGATGGCGGTAGTGCGGTGACGCCGCCTACTGGTCCGCAGCCGCAAATCGGGACCAGCGGCAATGGCATCAATGCTACGTTTACCTTGACGTGGGTCAATACGCCCGGTGGTGGTGTTGCCGCGCCGGATGTGCCGATCCCGATTGGCAGCCAGATGCAGGCTGACCAGAATTTTGGACAGGGGTCTGAACTCTCCAGAATGTTCAAGGCGTTCTATGCCAACAATTTTGCGAATGAAGTCTGGGGCGTAGGTCTTAAGCAACCGACAGGTGCGGTTGCAGCGCATGGAACCATTACAGTTACGGCGCCGCCCACTGCGGCTGGGACCATCCATTTGTACGTCGGTGGCGAGTATGTGCCGATAAACATTTCTCCCACTGATACTGTTACTGACATCGCTGCTGCGATTGAGGCAGAAATAAATGACACTGTTGGTATCGCAGTTAGTGCTAGCGCGGCTGCAGGTGTAATTACTCTTACTACGCTTTGGAAGGGTGTCGGTGGTAATGAAATTCAAGTGTCAATGAATTACTACGGTAGCCGTGGTGGTGAGCAAACTCCCGTAGGGCTTGGCATTATGATGCCTCCGACTAGCTTCCTTACTGGTGGCACGGGCACACCGCAGCTTGACAATGCCATTATAAACATGGGCGAAGAGCCGTATGAATACGCTTGTTGCCCATATACGGATAGCGAAAGCTTGTTCAACCTCGACCTGGAATATGGATTTACTGACACGGGAAGATGGGGTTGGCAACGCGAATTGTTTGGCCATGTGTTCACGGCCAAGCGTGGTACTTACGCGGACTTGCTGCTGTTTGGTGAAACCATGAACAGTGGTTTGGTCAGCGTTATGGGCTTTGAAATGCAAAGCCCGTCGCCGAACTTTGAATGGGCTGCCGCCTACTGTGCGAAAGCTCAGCGAGCTCTCATCAACGATCCTGCTCGTCCGCTGCAGTCGCTCAGCCTTAACCAGATCAAGATGGCGCCCAAGCATGAGCGGTTTGACTTTGTGGAATTGAACAGCTTGGCTAGCACTGGCATTGCCATCCAGCGTGCCGGTAGTGACAACCAGCCTATGATTCTACGGGAGCAAACAACCTATCAACTGAATCTTTATGGAGATTCTGACGACGCATATGAACTCGTGACGACGCTTGCTACTTTGGCCAAGCTTTTGCGTAATCAGAAGCACGCCATTGAGTCGAAATTCCCGAGGCATAAACTCGCCGACGATGGAACGAAATTTGGCCCTGGACAGGCGATAGTGACACCTATTCTTGTCAAGGCTGAATTGATCAATCAGTACATACAGGACATGTATGACGGCTTGGTGGAAAACCTGCAGGCGTTTAAGGCGCACTTGCTGGTGGAGCGTGACCCGGATAATCCGAATCGGCTCAACGTCCTTTACCCACCTGATTTGATCAATCAGTTACGAATTTTCGCGGTGCTCGCGCAGTTCAGATTACAGTACAATAGGGGCATCGACGCAGAAATTATTGGCCCAACCACTGGACCGTTCAACGCGGCTTCTCAGGCGGCTTAACAAGCCACTTGTTTCTATGGGGGTGGCCTAGTGCCGCCCCTTCCTCATTAAAAAATAAAGGAGAGCGACTATGGCACAGAGAATAGCCGGAACGGCATTCTTGAGTGTTGATGGCAATCAATACGCACTGCGTGGCAACTTTACCGTAAGTCCAAGTCCGGTGGAAAGGACTATGATTGCCGGACAAGATGGCGTCCATGGATATCAAGAATTGCCGCGCGTCCCCTACATCGAGGGAGATATTTCAACGGTGCCAGGATTGTCCCTGGAAGCGTTGATTACGCAAACTGACTCCACGGTAGTGGCGCAGCTTGCGAACTATACGACCTACACGTTGACCGGTGCCACCTGTAAGGGCGGCTTTGAAGCCAATACACGTGACGGTCAAGTGCGCGTGCGTTGGGAGGGCTTAACCTGCCAGGAAATTCAGACTGGTGGGGTTGGTTTCTAAGGAGGTTACATGAACGAGCGACCCAATCAAGCGGGGTTTAAAGAAGGGTTCGTTGACCCTAAAGCCCAGCAGGTTCCGGCAGGTATGCCGCCGCCGGAGCTTGAGCCAAGTCCTGTTGAACTTGATGCAGTCGCAGCCGCGCCTGCTATTGAGATTGCACAGGACACTTGGCCAGTGGTTGTAAGGCTGCTGTACAAGCCGTTGGTGATCCCTGGTGGCCCTACGTACACTGAGCTTAGTTTCCGTGAACCGCGTGGTGGTGATATCAATCGCTATGGTAATCCATGTCGGGTGAACCAAGAAGGTGAAGTCATTATCGAAGAGCGTAAGATGCATTACATTATGGCTGCACTTAGTGGTGTATTGCCGCCATACTTGGAAATGTTGGATCCACGTGACTGGAACTCCTGCGCCTATAGGCTCCGCCATTTTTTCGCCCCCGATCCCCGAGCGTGGTTGTCGGCTACGACGACACCTTGATCTTGGACTGTTACCGGCTAGCCCGGTTTTATCACCAAGCTCCTGATGTGTTTTTAGCGATGACCGTTGGCGAAGTAACGCTGCATATGCGGCGCACTTTGCAGCTTGCCAGCATGATGCAACGGGAAGCCAGTACGGAAGATGGCGACTGAGCAACAAGAGTTAGAGTTACGCGTAACGCTTGATGATCAAGCCACCGCGCAGCTACAGCAAATTAAGCAAACTCTTAGTGGGCTCGGGGGCAGCGGTAGTGGTAGTGACCTTAGTCAAATCACCGGGCGCATAAGTGAGTTTGACCGTGCCCTTGGTAGTTTGACACGGTCCGCGCTTGGTGTTGGCAAAGCCAGTATGGAGCTTGCCAAGGTCATTGGCCCAATGCCAGTGGCACTCGGTGTGCTTGCTTACCAAACAATACGCACTAGTGAAGCGGCAAAGTCTTGGGGTGAGCAAATGCAGGCTACGGCCAATGCAGCGCGTATGGCCGGGATTAATTTTGGTGAATTTAAAGAAATTGTTTCTAGTTTAAAAACTGTGGGCCTTTCCGCAGAAGGTGCGGGTAACCTACTTGCCAAGTTTAGCCGTGCTTATACTGAAGTGATGATGGTTGGCAGTCAACGGCGTGAGCAGTTATTGCAAATTGCTGGGCCTGAGTTTGCGGGCAATATGTTTAATGCGATTGAGCATCTTAGAGGGTTGACAACTGCTAGTGAACGTTTGAAGTATGTTTATACGATTTCAAATAATGCATTTCGTAATGAGATGGCGCGGTCTGGAGACCAAATGTTGGCCGCATATAAGCGTGACCAAGTGTTGATGATTTTTGACTCTGAAGAATTAAATGGATTGCGTGATTTTGCTTTGCGGCAGGATAAGCTTAGTCAAGAAAATATGGCTTGGGAAGCGAAAAAATTTGAAGAGCTTACTGACGCTCAAGCTGATGAAGCTTATAAACGTGGGCGTATCGCTGACATTACTAAGACTCAGTTAGCTGTCGCTGGAACGTGGCTGCTTAAGCAGACGGATTTTGTTGCTGGGCCTTTAGTTGAGTGGTTAGAAAAACAAGAGGAATTGGTTAGGACAAGTCAAATAACTTGGATTTTTGGTGGGGTTAATCAGGGTAGTCCGTTTGGCAAAGCGGCTACGGCAACCGGAGCTACTACAGTAGGGGCTGGGGCTGCTGCTGCCTATCATGATTTTTTCATGGGTAATAAAGCTACAGGCACCAAGGGTCTTACTGAGAGAGTTATGGAAGGCGGTCTTAGTGGCATTTTTGGTGGTGGTAGCAAGCCTGCTCAGACAACTGAAGAAAATACCAAGGAGTTACAACGCCTCAGTGGCAACGTTCAAAAGTTGCTTGTAGATCCTAAGACAACGCCATTGGTGCCTAAGAAATATGCGAAGGGTGGTGTTATTAAAGGACCGACTAAAGCTTTGGTTGGTGAAAAAGGTCCGGAGGCGATTGTTGGTGAGCAAGGTTCTACTGTTGTTACTAAACCAACAATTACTACACTTGGTGGTGATCAAGGCACACAAACAGTTATCCCGCTTAACCCGGATGGGTCACCAAAGCTTGGTGCATTCGCTGACCAAAAAGACCGCCCTGCACACTATGAGGCGCAGGTCAGTATAGGTGGTGAAACGTTTCGTGGTGGGAGCGGCATGCCAAGTTCGCCATCATTACCGTATGGCGTTTATTCACTTACAAATGAAATTGGAGCAACTGGTCATAAGAAGCAAGCCATTGCTGGAATTTCAGATATTTTAGGTACAGGCAATGTTGTTCATGATCCACTTTTAAATAGAGACCGTACTGGTGTAGAGCTTCATCCTGAAAATGCTAATAAGTTAGATCAACTTTATACTGCAGGTTGTATTGGTGTTGATAAAAAACAATGGCCGCATTTTCGTGAATTGTATTTGAAGGAGGCAGAGAAAAATGGTGGCAAGCTTTATTTGACTTCTACCCGTGAAGGTGGAGTTACGATTGGCGGTCTGCCTGCTATGGCAGAAGGAGGTACTGTTACAGGGCGAAGCAATGTTCCAGGTTTAAGCAGATCTATGATAAAAGTTCCTCATACAAAGGAACAGATGGATACTTGGCAACCGTATTTTTCAAATCCATTATCAGATATAGAAAGAGATATGTCAGCGGCGCGTAGTCAGGCGCGTGGGTCTATTTCTAAACTTAGCGAGTCGGCGGGTTTGGTCGGCAATGCCATAAATGTTGGGAAGGCAGGTTGGGATACTTTTAAATATGCGATGTCACCAATTTCTGCTGTTGAACACACTACTATTGGTCGTATTGCTGGCGGCGCAGTTGGTGGCCGTGAAGCGGGTAATGTAGTCGCTGACGTGTTGAGTCCATTTATTCCATGGACTCCTAGTGGCGGGGTTGAGTCAGCAGTTACGGGAGCAGCAACGGCAGCTAAAGCTGTGAATTTTTTGGAGTTGTCGCAAAAGCTTGAGCGTTTAAAATTTGCTGGGAAAGTTGGTGAATCTGCTAGACAAGGATTTGATAAGTTGTTGGGCAATGAGGTTGGGTCCGGTAATGGTAAAAATCAAATAAAGGTTGTTCAAGAAAATGCACCGGAAGGAACAACTGTTGAAACTGATGGTAAGATATTTGAGAACGCAGAACATTCACAAGAGCGTGAGATAACTCAGCAGCCATTAATAGAACCACAAGTTAGGTCTCGCCCTCCTGATGCTGCAAAGGCAAGACAAAAGCCTGAAGAGACTGCTGGCGCACAAATCGCACCATAGAGTGTAATTAATGCCAACCGAAGTTGAAGAGCTAAAACTACGCATAACGCTTGATGATGGCGCAAGCGCGCAGCTAACGCGCGTGCGTCAGGAATTAAGCCAGATTGGCAGTGGCCCGGTTGCGCAGGGGTTAGGGCAGGCAACCGTTAAAGCAACTGAGGCCGATAAAGCTTTTGGTAGCCTGGCACGGTCATTCCTTGGGGTTGGCCGTAGTGCTATGGACTTTGCCAAGGTGATTGGCCCTATGCCAGTTGCCATAGCAACGGTCGGTTATGAATTAATACGCACTATTGCTAGTTTAAAGGAGTGGTCCGCGCAAGCAGTACAACTTAATAACGCCGCGCGTGCTTCCGGGGTTGGTATTGGAGCATTTAGAGGCATTTCAAGTCAATTGGCAGCCTCAGGCACAAATGCTCAACAAGCCGCTAGCATGATGATGAGTTTGTCGCGTGCTATGTCAGAGGTTAATCGCCCTGGCAGTGCGTTACGCGAAAGTTTATTAAACATGGCTGGCCCGGAATTTTCAAATGCAATGTCTGATGCGCTTGTTAAGCTTGCGAATATGCGCGGTGCGGTTGAGCGTACCAATTATATTCGTGAAATGGGTTTGAATGTTTATGCTAATAAGTTTAGGGAAACCCATGACGAAATGCAGGCGCGTTATGCGCAATACTTGCTCCTGCAGCAATTTGGCATGGAAAAGCTTATTAACCAAAAGCGTCAATTGCATGAGCTTGACAAGCGTACCCAAGAAAATATGAAATATGAAGCTAAGATACAGGATGAGTTTAATGAAAAAGTAGAAGAGACCGCTGAGAAACATCAGCGCATTGTTGATATTTTTGAAACTGGCATGGCGCCTGCGGCTAGCAAAGTACTTGATATCTGGAATAAGGGTTTAGACGTTATTATTAAAAGTGGCAATGAAGCTGAAAAATTTAGAAGAGAAAATGAAAAAGCACCATGGTCAAAATGGATGACGCATGGTGCTGCGATGTGGGATGCGCCTAAAAGTATATATGATCAGCCATGGAACACGCAGAACCTTATAAGCAATCCATTTGCAGGTATGTTTGGTGGTGTTCCAAAACATCAAGCAGGTGGCATTGTTACGCAACCACATGTAGGTATGGTTGGTGAAGCTGGCCCGGAAGCTATTATTCCGTTGGACCAGATGGACCAAATGAGTGGTGGTCAAAAACATACCGAAACTGTGGAAGACAATACCAAACAGTTACGAATGTTGAATGATCAATTGGACCAGATATTAAATCCATCACGAGTTACTCAGATTTCACAAGGTATGGGAGGTGCAGGTCCCGGCGCTGGCGGTGGCGGTGATGGTACTGGTCCAGGTGGCACGGGTAGAGGTCCAGGCGGTACGTCTGATGGACCTACAGCACCAGCAGCACCAGGAGAGCCCGGAGGACCAGCTATTGATATGTCTTCGGCACGTTTGGGCATGTCTCCTGCGTGGGATGACCCTAACATTAAAAGCCCTGCCACGGCACCCGGCACTATGATGAGGGCTATTAGGTCTGGTGGTGGTTTAACGACTGGTGGTTTCCCTGGTGCTCCGCGTATGCAGTGGCCAGCGCAAGGTGGAGGTGGAGCGGGAGGTCTTGGTGGTGGGGTTACAGGTGGAGACAAATTAACAGCGTTGCCGAATGGGCATGTTGATCCGATCGCTTATTATAAGGCTGCTGTTGAAAAATTTAGAAATTCCCCATTGAATGGTTATGTTCCAACTGATGGCGCTAAATACGGCATTGTTAGTGGAACACCAGAAGAATACGCGCGCGCGGCCACAGCAACCGCAATGCAAGAATCATCATTTAATGCCAATGCTCCTGGTGGTGGGCTTAATCAATTTAATGAAAAAGATTTAAGAAATTATGGTATTAAGGGCGCTGTTAATGATCCAAATTCTCAATTAGATGCTTTGGTTGCGCAATGGTCCAAACATATACCAGCGGACAAAGTTTTTTCTGAGCCAGGAGCCGGACCGGGCGGTGGATGGGGTGGAGCAGGGCGATACTTTGGCTCATGGCGACATGGCCCTCGCGGTCAAGCTGGTGCGCATATGACGTGGGCAAATCAAATTGCTGGTCAAGCTGGTGCAGTACCCACATCTCCCACCGCTGTTGCAGGTGCACATCCATTTGTTGGTTATGGTCCCTATGGAACTAGCACGCAAGTTGCTGGTGCTGCGGGAGGTGGAACCGTTACAGTTCCAGGTGGAGCAAATATTGTTGATGAATCTGCTCAATTGCGGATGGGTAATTTTGGCAAGTTTGGTCCAGGTGGCCCGCAAGGTTTGATTGTGCATCATACAGGTGGCAATGAGGCGAGTGCCGAAGCTGTTGCAGGTGTCTTGAAAGGAAGAACAGAATTTGGTGCACAAGGTCTTTCTTCCAATTACGTTATTGATAAAGCCGGTAGAATAGTTCAGATTGAGCCTGAAGGTGCTCGTGGCGCTCATATTTTGCCAGCTAGTAAATTCTTGCCACCTGGTGATCCGCGTCATGATATTAGCAACATGAATTATCTTGGAGTTGAAGTTATTGGCAAGGAAGATAAGGATTGGACACCTGAACAACGTGCTGCAATTCAAAGCTTGTATGCCACTTTGAAAGCCAAGTATCATTGGAAGGATGATACGGTTTATGGTCACAGTGAAGTAAATCCTGGTCATCGTGAAAATGAAGGTGAGGTGATCGCCAAGCAACTTAGAAGTGGTGCTTTGTCTAGTCAATTGGCTACTGCGACATCTACTCCTACGCAAGTCGCTGGTCCTACTTCTGCGGCATTACCAACCTCTGACACAACGCCAGCTAGTCCATTTGACACTTTTCCAAAAGAAGATACTAGAGCAACGCTTGATCGCATGATGGGGAAGGAAACTCAAAAGCAAACTGGTGACACCAGCGGCACTATCAAAATCAAGCATTCAAAAGCTAAAGGTTCAACCCTTACGCACCGTAAGCCCGCGTTCAAGGACGTGCCAGACAATCGTCAAACACAGTTTCTGCCTGCAGCGGATGGCCCGCAAATTACTAGTTGGCGTGACACAGTAGGGTTAAATTAAATGCCTAATCCTGGCCCAGCAGTTGGCCCACCTATTGGTGGCAGCGGTTTGCAAACTCAGACCCAGCCTGGGCAGACGCGTAATCCGCCCGTGCCGGGGTATGCGCCTGGACCGCATGCCTCTCAAATTATGGAACTACCCAATACAACATGGCGGGACACGTTGGTGCCAGCCAGCTTTAACGGAGCAACGTTCCATTGTGAGCAACACAGTATGGAGTCTGGCCGTAGACTTGTAGAGCATGAATTCCCGAAGCGTGATCTTCCGTACTGTGAAGACATGGGCCACCGTGCCATTACTTGGGAGGTGCGTGGTTACGTCATAGTGTACCCGACCAATGTCGCTGGCAATTTACTTTATCAACGTGACTACCGTAACGCACGTGACGCCCTTATACGTGAGCTTGATAAGGGTGGCCCATTCCCGTTGCAGGTGCAAACGTTGCCCAGCCTCATTGTATTTTGCGAGCGCTATCGCATCACTGAGCAAGAAAAATTTGGTGGTTATGCGGTGTTTGACATGCACTTCCGTGAAGCGGGTAGTTACCCGTTTGTGCTTGCGGATACGCGCACCAGTGTGCTTAATAATTCAACCGAATTACGAGACCAAATTCTTTTAATGTTGGCAGACGCACAATGAATAAAACTGATGCGCTGGAGGCGGCTCCTATTGTAGTGCGCTGCTGCCAGAATTTACTGCGCACTATTAATGCACAAGGTCGTCTAGGGATTGATGCGCGCACGCAGATTGGGGACACGATAGCTCATGCTTATGAATGGTTGCGTGCCAATACATTGGGGCCAGAGCTAGATCAATGTTTTAATTTGATCAATCTAGCCGGTGCTACATATCCGCAGCTTGACCATGTGCGTAATCTAGTTTCACAGGAAACTCCAATTACTCTTGGTGGCTTGCTTGTACAAAATAGTATTATTAGATTTTGTTTGGCTTATGAATGTGTAATAATAGTTAATATGACATTTGTTAGTAGGCAGGATGTAGATATTGTTAAAGAGGAAATTCAACAACCGTTTTTAGATGCTGAAGAACAAGCTGCCGATGACATGATACAAATGGAATTTCAAATTTTGGTGAGGTTGCGTGGTTCAATTGTTAATCACCTTGTTACCACGCAAAGGCCATTGCCACAAATGCTTACTTTTCAATTTATTGGACCTTCTACTACGTTGGTAATGGCTTATAAACTTTATTCCGATGCTGGGCGGGCTGACCAAGTGCGTGATGAAAATAAAATTGTCCATCCGGCTTTTGCACCCGCTATAGGGCAGGCACTTTCTGCATGAGTTGGCCACCTTCAGAGCAAGCAACATTGATTGTTGACGGTCAGAATTATACTGAATGGGAGTCGGTATGGGTGCAGGAACGTTGGACCGAATCGTTTTCATTGTTCAGGTTTACGGCTAATGAGGGGCGCATATTGCCTACTAGTTGGTCTGATGCACAATTTTCCCCAGGTGATGATGTTGAAGTTATCCTTGGTGGTGAAAAGGTTATTGAAGGTGGCACGATTATTACGCGGCAAGCCAGTTACAATGCTACGCAGCACATGGTGCAGTTGACTGGTAAGACATACAGTTTCTTTCCGTACAAGTCTAGTGTGTTTACTGACAATGGCAATTTTGATGGGATGAATTTTGTACAGATAGCACAAATTGTTTTGAAGGACTATGGCGGTGCGGTGGTTGTAGGAACGCCAGACAGTTCACCATTTAAGAAAGCGCAAGCCGAGATTGGAATGAAGATCTGGGATTACTTAGAACAACTGGCTCGTGAGAAAAATATTATCCTTGGCACCAATAGGGCGGGCTTGCCGCAAATTATTGGTAAGCACCAAAGTAAAATCATGGGTAGTGTACAGGATGGCATCAATGTATTGAGCATGCAGTGCACGATTACCTGTGAGGATTTGCACAAGAACATTAACGTTACCGCTATGAATCAAGGTGACGATCAAAATAATGGTACTCAGGCAAGTCAAATAAAGGGGCATACAAACGGTACGGCGCCACGTAACTCCATGTTGGTTATACCAATGGAGCATCCACCGCCTGACCAGGGTGCCGCGCAACGGCGCGCATTGGCTGAGCGGCAATGGACCGAAGCAACTAAGATAACAGCTAATTGCACCGTGCAAGGTTGGTTCACACAGGGCGGCAATCTATGGCAGGCTGGCGGTTTGGTTAGTGTGCATTGTCCAATGGCAATGATTACAGGTGTGTTGAAGGCCAAGACAGTTACGTTTCAACAAGACAATAATAGCGGCACCACGACGACGCTGGAGTTGGTGCAGCCGTATGGGCTTAATGATCAGACCAATGCAAACGTTGGCAACCCGCTGGGCGCAGCGCAACCGGAAAATATACCAGAGCAACCTGCACCTGCGCCAACGCCAACTGGTACTGCACCGGGCCTTGGTCAACAGCTTGGGCTTGGCGATATACGCGCAACGCTTGGTCAACAGCTTGGTTCGGGTGACATAGGCACAACTCCAACTCCTCCTCAGCGAAGGAAATGAAAAATGCATAGGGCAACACCAGCTTCTTCTTCATTACGTGGCTATAGTGCAGGTGGGTCGCGTGCCACCATTAATACAATGGATGACAATAGCCTGATGCAGGCATGCCATGCCGACATGCAGGCAAACGAATCCCGTGACGCTATTGAATGCCCACAGAACTACGGATTTACTTCACACAATTTCCAGGCTGACAAGGACGGGCAAGGCACCACCATTGCTAGTGCGGAGTCATTTGTTTCTTACCAAGGCGGCAATCGCAGTTTCCCGGCGATGGGGCCTGTTGATGACAGGCGTCATCGTTGTAGAGGATTAAGCGAAGGCGATTCAATGATGAATCGTGGCAATAGTGATGACATGCAAGTTCATCTTGCTAGTGACGGCATGTATCATAGTGCCCCCCAAATGGTGCGGTGTCAGTTGGTACCAGCGGGCAGTGGCAAGGCCAATCCGCCACAAAGTAAAGCTCAAGCAAGCCAAGCCAAACAAAGCTTGTATGCTAAACATGGCACTCACATTGAAGCGCGCCTATGGGCTGGGTTAGAACCAGAACTACAACAACAATTGCAAGTAGAATTAGACCGATTAGAAGGGCCACATGTTGCAGCGACGGCAAACGGTGGCAGTAGTGGTGGTCAGCAAGGTAGTGATCCGGGTGCCTCCAAGAAAACTGGGCAGAAGGCTGTTAATGGTGCGGGCGCTAACAGTGCGGATTTTATGCATGTTAAGTCCGCCGAGGCTAGACTTTCCAGTGGCAAAAAAGTAAGGCTGAGCACCAGCAAGGAAGATGATGACGTGCTGCATGAGTCAAGCAGCGGAAAAGATTATGTTGGTGGCACACCGGACAAGCACAAGTTTTCAAAAATACTTACGCTGGCGGGACCATCAATTAATGGCATGGGACGTATTGGCTAACCTGTAGTTCATGGTTTGTTCCAAGAGCCGATTAGGCGGGCGCCTAATGCGGTGGCGGTCACAACCTGTAGATGGCTGCGGACTGCCCCGGCAAAGGGCACCCGTGGGCACTTGGGCATGGTAGGGGCGGCATAAATGCCAAGCAAAGTACCCGATATTTACTTAAAGCAGAACGCGGTTTACCCGCGTTACAGTGTTACCCTTGACTGGAACTTGCTGCAGGATGGCACCTTAGACGACCGTTACGCCCTGGCTACTGCGGTGTGCATTGCGTTGGGTACTAATGCATTGGCCGATGTAAGTGAACCATTGCCTGACCCTGACAGTACTGACCGCCAAGGCTGGTGGGGAGACCTCGACGCCCAAGAAATCTGGGGAGCTTGGCCAATTGGCAGTAAGTTATGGCTGCTGCGGCGTAGTAAGATTGAAGGGCCAAACGCGCAGCGGGGTGCCACGATTGCATTGGTGAATAATTATATCAGAGCATGTTTGCAGCCGTTTGTTGACAACAGAATTTGCTCAACATTTGAAGTTGTTTCCGTACGTAAAGATCAACAAACAATTGAATCTTCGATAAGAATTTATCGTGGGCCTGAGCCAGCTATTGAGTTACAGTTTGAATCACTATGGGAAGGTGTAAGGATTTGATATGCCCTGGTCAACACCTAGCCTCCGTGATGTACGTACTATGGTGCGTGATGGTTTGCGCGCTAGCTTGCCGGGGTCTGACGCCAATGTGCCGAACAGCTTGTTGCGCGTTATGTCCGATGGCATGGGTGCGTTGGCGCACCTTACACTCCAATATATAGATTGGCTCGCCAAGCAACTTCTTCCAGATTCTGCTGAAACTGTTTGGCTTGATCGCCATGCCAATATCTGGTTAGTAAATTCGGATGGCACGACTGGTAGAAAATTATCTACGCTTGCGAATGGCACTATTACGATTACTGGGCAACCGGGTGTCGTGGTGCCACAGGGGTCAACGCTGGCTAATGCACCAACATTTGGCATACAAACTGGTTATGAAACTTTAGAAGAAATTAATGTTGGTACTGGTGCAACGCCGGTTACAGTACGTGCATTGGACGCTGGCATACAAGGTAATATGGCGGATGGGCAAATAATTTCATTTGCTCCAATTTTAAATGGTGTGGACCGAGATGCAATTGTTTATGGCTCTATTAGTGGAGGTGTAGATACTGAAACAGATGATGAATTACGTGCGCGTGTTCTGCAGCGAATTCAGCAGCCGCCCATGGGCGGAGATCAGACAGACTATGTTGCCTGGGTTGAAGCTGTGCCGGGTGTCACCAGGGCATGGTGCAACCCGCTCGAGGTCGGTCTTGGGACGGTTTCAGTTCGCTTTATGATGGATGATCTTCGTGCCGATAATAATGGTTTCCCATTGCAAGAGGATGTTAATGCAGTCGCAGCCTATCTTGACACTGTGCGCCCTGTCGCGGTTAAAGATGTGTTTGTGGTGGCACCTATTCCGTTCCCAATCAATTTGACTATCAACCAGTTGGTTATTGATAATGGTTCGACGCGTGAAGCAATTGTATTGTCATTGACTGAAATGCTTTTTGAAAAGGCTATTCCCGGTGGGACAATTTATTCATCATGGATTGAAGCAGCTATTTCTGATACTGTTGGAGTGGACCACTTTGAATTGGTTTATACTACAACGGCAATGCCTAGTCCTGGTCATTTAGCAATTTTGGGATCAATTATTTATGCCGGATAGTCATGTACGGCGTAGTGGTGATGATTACGGTGAAGCATTAGCTAGCCTATTGCCGTATGGGCAGGCGTGGCCGCGCTGGCCTGACAGTGTGTTGATGCGCACGGTGTATGGGTTGGCGCAGGTGTTTGGATTTGTTGATGGTCGTGCTGCCGATTTATTAGAGCGTGAGAGTGATCCGCGATATACTTTAGAGCTTCTGCCTGATTGGGAACGGAATTGGGGACTTCCTGATCCTTGTTTTAAAACTGCTTTGACTATTTCTGAACGGCAGAAGATGCTAGTTTTTAAGATGACACTGCTAGGTGCTCAAAACCGGCAGTGGTTCATTGATAGTGCTAAATGGCTCGGTTACGATATTTCGATTACTGAATTTGCTCCATTTACTTGTGGGATTTCGCAGGTTGGTGATACGCGCGGAATGGAATTGTGGAACGACACGCCTGGGCAGCACCCAGAACTGATGGATGATTTCCGTTGGGAAATTGGCCCGCCTGAAATGCGATTTTGTTGGCAGGTACATGTCCATTTAGCTCCGTTAATGTGGTTTAGAGTTGGATCTGGTGAAGCGGGAGTGGATCCACATTTGACGATTGGTTATGCGCAAGATTTAGAGTGTTTGATGAATCGATGGAAACCGGCTCACACTGAAATTGTGTTTGACTACAGCAACCTAACGCCACCGGATAAATATGCAGGATTGCCATGAAATATGAACCACCGTTTGGTAGTCCTGATCCGAATGCGCCTTTTATTAACGGTGATCGACCCAAAGGGATTATAGGTTCGAAGCCAAGTGGGGCTACCGTTGAAAACCCCATGCGTGAGCTTACGGGCATAATTGCTAACTCGCAGCAAACGCCAACCGATGATGATTTGATGCAAGTTACGCGTTCGGTTCGTGATGGACGATTGAATTTTTACATTGATCAAGGTACAGCAAATCAAATCGTTATATCCCAGCTTTCGCCACCAATTACGACTTACGATGCTGGGTTAGAATTGCGTGTATTGATTGCGAATAGCGTAGCCGCTGGTGGGACTACAATTCAGATTGGCGGTCTCCCATCCACGGGTGTCATAAGATTAGATGGTACTGCTTTGAAGGCTAATGATTTATTGGCTGGTCAGATTGCTGATCTTGTTTGTGATGGTACTAATTTTCAAGTTCAAAATTTGGGCATTTCAGATCAAGCTGGCGCTGGTGATATTGATAGATATGAAATAAACATTCCGTATGTTCATGACACTGGTACTCCAAATAATTTAATTGGTTTATACGTTCCACCGCTTCCTAATATTAATGAAGGGCGCACTTGCGAGATTAAGCTGGCCAATAATACGACAGGGCCGGTTACATTCAAACCTAACAATTTTCCGGTCTATCCAGTGAGGCATCCTGATGGCTCGGACATATCTGCTGGTGATGGCGTCATCAATCAGATTTGGCTTTTGTGTTGGGATGGCGGCCAATGGCAATTGATTAGTAGTCGAGCAGACCCAAACGCTATTATTGTAAGAACACCGAAGCGCTCGTTGCAATTTCAAGATCCCAATGCCGGATGGTTTGGAACCTACAATCAGTTTCCGTTTATGACGCGGACGCCCAAGGTTGCTGGCAATAGCAATGTCTGGACATTTAGCACATTCATCCGTTGGCCGGTTATAATTCCACGCCCTAATGTTTATCCCGGTGGTCAAACTGATCTTAGAGAATTCATCGTATCTGCTGGTGATTCTACTGGGACCACGCAAGGTGGTAGAGGTGATGTGACTTGCTTGGAATTTGAGGGTGGTGACATTGATACGTGCTTGTCAACTTTTTGGGCAAACACTAATGTTCCAGATACTGGTTATGGTGACGGGACTGTTCCGGCTACGCATAATGGAATTTTTAAATGGGGCGTGTTCAAGGATGCAAATTGGCATCATCTATTGTGGAGAGGTGACGCGATCACCGCACATCAAACCGAGGTGTGGATCGATGGCATCCTCGTAAATGCTGCCTCTGTAACTGTTCCGAGTACTATGAATGCTGCGCGCCTCCATGCGCTTGGTACTGAAACAGGTCCAGACCAGGTCGCGTCAGTTATTCCGTTACAGCCATCGAGTTACGGATGTCGCGCCCGCATGGCCGAAGTTGTCATGGTTGATGGGCTATGGTTGGATTGGAGTTTCTTCGCCTACAACATAGGCGGTATCATGATTCCGAAAGTGCTTAATGTAGGAGGGATGAATTTCGGGACGAATGGTTACTATTTGAATTGGAGCGATGGCAGCGGTACGACCTCTACTAGTTTAGGGAAAGATTTTAGTCCAAACAATAACAACTGGACGCCAGTTAATTTTGACACGACACGCCTACGGGGAGACTACCCCGGTAATCCTGATTCTACGGAAACTTTTGGAACATTCACTAATGGTGGTTCGTGGCCGACTGGCTTGCCTCCCGGTTGGCGCAATACAACGGGGCCATAGCCATGCCAATCATTACTCACGACAGACCAGATTCAAGATACTATATAAATATAATCCAGTATGACAACGGGGATTGGGCAGCAGACCCGCTGCCACTTGATGATACGATTGTTCACCCGGTTAAAGGCGGATACGGTAGCGTTGGCATATCACAGCCGGGTTTGCGCACAAGGATTTCTGGTCCTGTGACCGGTTTGGCAAGAGACTTAATTAGTAAATATGCACCAAATGATTTGCAGCGAAACTCTCTTTATATTTTGGCGACACAGACATCTGGAACTGCTTGGACGAATGCCAAAGCAATGATGGACTGGGTTGCGGCGGTTAACGCTTTTAGAGATAATGAAATTGCCAATATAAAAACATTAAATTTCAACCAGCTTGTTATATATATCCCACCGGTCGGTATTCCGCCATGGCCAGCGCCGCCAGCCGGTTTGACGCTAGTTATGCCAGTGCGAGTTGGGATCGCGACTCATAAGCTTCGCAATTCTTAAAGGAGAAATGCAAGTGCAATATCAGCCGCCATACGGACCTCCGGGCGCTATTGACCCGAATGCCTCCTACATCAACGGCGACCCAACAATTGGCCGTCAGGGCTCCGTGCCTCCGGCGGCAGCTTTCGAATTTCCCCAAAGAGAAATAGTTAACTTAATCGGAAATTCTCAGCAGGTTCCGACTGATCAGGATTTAAATCAGATGACGCGTGCTGTTCGCGACGGCAAGCTCATCTATTGTTTCGACAGTGGTCCATTGAACACTGTGCAAGTTGTTAATCTTACGCCGCCCATTACGACATATACTCAAGGGTTGACGTTACATGTTTTGATTGCTCACACGATTACTGGACCAACGACCATAGCTATTGGCAACATCAATCCCACGGCCATCAAGCGCAGAGACGGGGCCGAGCTACAGGCCAACGACATGGTCACTGGCCAAATTGCCACCTTGGTTTGTGATGGCACTTACTTTCAATTGCAAAACATGGGCGCCGACGGTGCTGTTGGTGGCACAACAACATTACATAATGTTGATATTCCGTATGTTCATGACACGGGCGCACTTGATCCAAATTGGACTGACCCTAAGCAAGTCACAAAAAATCATGTTATTGGTCTTTATAGTCCTGTTTTGCCTGATATTAAAGAGGGGCGAACTGTTGAAGTTAAGCTTGACCAAGTGATCCAGGGTCCGACAGACTTTGCTCCTAACAATTTTCCAATTCATCCAGTGGCGCATCCTGATGGCTCGCCAATCGTGGCTGGTGACGGAGTTCCTAATCAGATTTGGCTTCTCGTTTTTGATTCGGTCCAATGGCAGTTGTTGGATGTTTTCAACTCTGGGGCTCAACCCGGACCTGCACCAACGCCTAAAGCCTATGACGGCAGATCGCTGCAATTGGCCGCTCCCGGCTCCACTCCTTGGGTTGCCAATAATGCACAACCAATGCTGACGCGCTCTCCTTCGCTGAATACGAATAGACAAGTGTTTACGATTAGTTCATTTCTTAAAACTCCTGTCCCACCTAATGATGGCTTGTATGGTGGCGGCGATTATCTGTTCTCGGCTGGTGATGAAGGAGGGGCGTGGTGGGGCTGCAGTATGAATTGGTTTGGAATAGCGCCCGTTGCCGATTTTACCGGCAACCAGATTGTTAATGTCTGGTGGAACAACTCGGGTGGCCAAGTAGCTGGTATCGGTGGGCCTCAGTCCTATACCGGAACGACGAACGGCTATTATACGTCAGGTGTATTTGTAGACAACAACTGGCATCATCTTTTGATTACTGCCGACGGAGCAACAATATCGATATATCTGGACGGGATTTTGAAGAGCAAGGGCAATGTTTCCGGCAACGCGCCTTGGAACAGCACCTTGCACAATGTCATCGGAGCTATTTGGAGTTGCAGTGGTGCGAACTATCCGGGCGGGAACTACGGGGCTGGCTATTATGGAGTCGCTAGGTTCCGTTACGCGGAAGTGATCAATCTAGATGGCACGGCCATAGGCGACTACACAAAATTCGCTCAAGCAAAGAACGGCATTCTTGTTCCGAACGATCCGACTGATATTTTGAAATTACCCTTTGGCCCGAATGGATTTTATTTGAACTGGCAAAATGCGGTTGATATGACCACAACCGGATTAGGCAAGGACGCGAGCCCAGCAGGGAATAACTGGCAGCCGATGAATTTGGACTCGTCGCATGTTCAAACAGACTTTCCTGGTAAGCAACAAGCATAGCAATGTGCACATTTTGCGAGGAAACACGACGCAGAATGGTGCGATTGGCCGCCATTGTAGAGGCATGGACTAGAAGTAGGACAGGAGTTAGTCCGCATACGGCGGCTGCAATCGATGCTATTTATCGTGAGCAGTATCAAAAAGTTTCGAATGGAGAGGATCGCTTAGATGGCCATAATTACAACAACCAAACCTGACCCTAGATATTACACGAGTATCATGCAGTTGCCGGATAAGACTTGGTCATCCGAGCAAATGGCAATGAATGACATTCATTTTGTTCCTCCAGGTTTGAATACTCAGTCCGATCCAAATAATGTTGTCGTTATACCGGGACTCCCATCGCAGACGGCTGCGAACGTTACCGAACAGGCCGCAACATTGGTCAACAAATACGCGCCAGCGGATGTTCAGAGAAACGCTCTTTATACATTATCAACAACAACATCTGGCACGCCATACACCAATGCAAAGGCCACGATGGATTGGGTGGCGGCGGTGAATGCCTATAGGGACACACAGGTTGCTAATGTTATGACATTAACTTTCGACCAACTTGTTGCCTACGTTGTTCCAGTTGGCATTCCACCGTGGCCAGCACCCCCATCCTTCTTAACACCACACTAAAAAACCATGCCAACAAACATCCTCTACATGCCTGCAGTCGCAATGGATATGACCGTTGCGACCAATGCCGATTGGCTTGATGGTTTGGAATATTGGGATCTACAAAATCCCGCACAGCCAATTGATTTGTCCGGTATTGAGTTTGAAATGGAAATGCGAACTGCACCACCAGTGGCAACTGTCGTGCTGCGTGCTTCTACAGATAACGGATTGATCATTATCTATTCTAATTCATGGCAATTTTTCGTTCCTTCAGTAACAATGTTATTGGTACCGCCTGGTGACTATGTATTTGATTTGCTTGGGCGCGCGGATGGCTATACGCGCAGCCTTGTGCAAGCCACCGTCACAGTGAATTTGGGAGTAACACGCACTGATTTGCCGCCAGTTGTTGCACCATCAAGTGTAACGCAATTATCATCTAATTTTATGCGAGTCACTGGCGCAACTGTCGGTGTAGAACCATCTCACGCTGTTTGTGGAGTCAATGAATGACGATTAACTCAGTTACAGTTGTCAATGGCAGCGCGGGGAATATCGGCCCTCCGGGACCTTCAGGTCCTAGCTACAACGGCACCAGCACATCGGTCTTTGCTATTAGCGTTGGTCCAAAGACTTTCATTACGCAACCTAATCTAGCCTATTTGGCAGGGAGCAGAGTGCGTTTTTCATCAGCAGCATTGCCTGTTGATGATTGGATGGAAGGTGTCGTTTCGTCTTATGCCGCTGGTGTTATGTTGGTTACGATTGATCTGATCAGCGCCACGCGTGACTCGAATACCCACAATGATTGGAACCTGAGCTCTGCTGGCCACCCTGGACAACAAGGCAACCCTGGTGCGCAGGGTGTGGCCGGGCGCCCTGGCAATGTGATTTGGCACGGTGTGGCCGCGCCGAGTGGAACCAGTCCGGCAAGTCCTGTTGATGGTGACTACTATTTGCAAAGCAATCCGGCTGTGCCTGGATCAGCAGCATATTTGTGGGGACCATATGCTCACGCATCCACGCCGCCGTGGGGCAGCACAGGCTTGTTGCTAGCAGTTGGTCCAACCGGCCCTGCGGGGCCTCAAGGCGCACCGGGGGCTACGGGAGCAGTCGGACCCGCTGGACCGCAAGGGCCACAAGGCCCAAATGGTACGCAGGGAGTTCCTGGTAGCATCGGGCCAGCCGGACCTACCGGAGCGGGTTACAATGGCACGTCTACAACGTCGGCGTCCATTGGCATTGGCAGTGTCACTATTACAACGCAACCGGGGCTGGCCTATGTGACCGGGCTGCGCGCTAGGTTCGCGGCGTACTCGGCCATGACAAATTGGATGGAGGGTCAGGTCACCGCTTATGACTACGCTAGCGGCAGCATCACAATCAATGCAGTGTTAATTGGTGGCTCAGGAACATTTAACAATTGGACTATTGCAGTCGCTGGTGAACAAGGTCAGCAAGGACCAACTGGCGCGAGCGGGTCTGGCACTGGCGACATGCTCGCTGCTAATAATCTTTCGGACCTCACCAACAAACCGCAGGCGCGCACCAATCTTCAACTTGCTACTGTCGCAAATACTGGTGCGTATGCAGACTTGTCCGGCAAGCCGCTGCCGCCGACACAGCGCAGCGTCACGGCGTCGCCCATCACGGTCACGGCAAATGACGAAGTTATCAACTGCAACATCGCTTCAGGTACGGCGTCCTGCAATCTGCCATCGGCTGCCACGCGCGCTGGCAGGCCGCTCGTGATCAAGGATGTTGGCGGACAGTTTGCCGCGCATGCGCTGACCATCAATTGTGCCGGTGCAGAGAAGGCCGATGGGCTTGCCAGCATCACGCTCAATACTAACTATCAATTCTTGCGGCTGGTGCCAGCAAACGACGGAGTGAACACAGGATGGTCAATCGTTTAATACTTCGCGCGCTGCTGATCCTCCTTGCGCTCATAGCGCTCATCGATATTGCGCAAGCACAGTGTTCGGGGCAACCGAACGCCAATCAGGTTTGTGCTGGACCGAGCTCGGGCGGCAGCGGCTTGCCCGGATGGCGAGCGCTTATTGGGGCTGACATTCCAGCGGTGTCGCCGCCACCGATCACAGTCAATTCGACGGTGATAACTGGGGGCACATCGGGACGCATCCCGTACAACAATACTGGCACCTATGGCGAGTTCGTCATGGGCGGTGATTGCACGTTCGGCGTGCCAAATATCACTTGCACCAAGACCGGCGGGGCGGCGTTTGCGGCATCAGCTACGACCGACGCAACCAATGCTAACAACATCGCATCAGGTACTCTTGCAAACGCGCGGCTCAGTCTCATCACCGCTGCGCAGTATCGGGCCGCTGCGACTAATCCAGTCGGGGCTGATCAGGCGTTCGCGGCTGGCGCAGAGACAACCACCACTTACGGCGCGACCACGACCTTCGACTTCTCGACATTCATCAATACTGCAGTCACGCTCACCGGCAATATCACGACCGTGACGTTCAGCAACGTGAAGGCCGGGCAAGCCGGGCTGATCCGTTTCATTCAAGACGGAACAGGGAGTCGCACAATCCCGGTGACGGTCAACTCGACGCTGAAATGTGCGGGAGGGTGCAACTATGTGCTCTCGACCGCCGCAGGCGCAGTTGATGTGCTCGGCTATACTTGTATCAGCGCGACCTACTGCATCGGTGGCAGTTTGTTGAAGGCCGTGCAATGAAGCGTCTGTTCCAAAATATTCTGATTGTTGCCAGCCTTTGCGGACTGTTCTCGCAGGGCACGTTCGCGCAAATGCCGGGGACGTTCAGCCCACTGACGAGCGTGTCGGCTGCGGGCGGCGTCCTTGATTGCATCGGCGGGACGATCACCTATTCCGGTGGCAACACGATCCACACCTTCACGACCGTTGGTAATAGCGACTTCTATTGTCCTACTCAGCGCACGGTCAACTATTTGGTCGTTGCTGGCGGCGGTGCTGGCGGTAACGCCTATTATTCAGGCGGCGGCGGTGCTGGCGGGAGGCTCATCGGCACTGCGACTGTTAATGCTGGCACTAACAGCGTTGTTGTTGGGGC